CCCCCCTTGTCTTCGGACTTCGCCAGAACGCCGTTAGGCGAGCTTGGCGATGAGTTTGACGACGCGGATGTCCTTCTTGTCGTACACCCTGTCCCAGTTCCCCGCGTCCTCCAGACCAGCGATGTAGCCGGGATTGCCAGCCGTGCCAGTCTTGGTGTTGTCGGGGTTCGCGTCCGTGACCGCCCACTTGTAGCCGCGCACGTGGCAGATGTTGCCGATGCGGGACACGAGGTAGTCCTGACCGCCAGCGGTGAGCGCGTTGCGCCCGACCTCGAACGGCACCTTGACGGGGCAGTCGCAGTAGGCGACCGCGCCGCGACCGAAGAGGTAGATTTCCACCTTCTTCGTGCTGGAGTCGTAGAGGCAGTTGTCGTCCACGATGATGTCGCGCCCGTTGTACTTCGGGAGCGTCGCCGCCGCGTCGGACGCGCGGTAGAGGCCAGCGTTCGTGTCGAGAGCCGCGAGGTACGTCTCCACCATGCTGTTCATGGCGATGGCGGTGAGTTCCGTCTTGCGGTCGCCGAGCAACTGCGCGGCGAGAAGGAGCGTGTCCTTCGTCAGGAGAGCGGCGTCGCTGTCTTCCTCCGAAATGTCGAGAACGAGGTCGCTGTTGTCGTGCGCCACGTTGCGAGCGAAGACGCCCTTCAGGACGGACATGAGACGCGCCTCGTTGCGCACGTTCCAGTAGTCCGCCAACTGGTCGGCGATGACCTTGATTGGGTCAGCACCAGCCACGTCCGCCGCAATGTCGTTCGAGCCGAACGCCTTGCCACGGCGGATGATGGGGGCGATGTCCTGACCCGCCGTGATGTTCTGCGGCTGGAGGTCGGACTCGTCGAGCCTCTGCTCGCCGCGATTCGAGCCAGTCGTAATCGCGTTGAAGAACGGGAGGTTGACGAAATTCCCGCCAAAGCCAGCCTCGTTGCACTTCTGCTGGATGAACGGGTCGGAAACCGCGATGCCAGACTTGAACAGTTTGGAGCGGTCGAGAACAGCCTTGGCGAAATACTGCGTGAACGCGGTATTCGACACGATGTTCGCAAGATTCGTGAATGCCATTTTGGGTTCCTTCTTTCCCTTTGGTGTGTGGAGCGACTACGATTCAGGGGCGGCTACCCCAGCCTCCGCCATCATCGTCTTCGCGGTGTTCGGTTCGGCGTTCATAATCTCAATCTGCTTCGTCAGGTTGAAACTGTCCGCCTTCCACGGGTTAGCGATTCCAGTGAACTTCGAGGCGTTCGGGTCGCCCTTGACGCCGCTTCCGCCCTTGACTTCTGCGGCAATCATAGACGGGTTGTCCGCCTTGAACTGGTCGAGGACAGCCTTCATCGCGTCGGCGTCGGACACGTCCGTGTCGCCCACGGACAGGTCAATCAGCCGTTCCAGCGCGTCGGGGCTGATGCCCTTCGCGGCTGTGATTCCAGCGGTCTTGACGGCGGCGCGTATGGCGTCCATACGGGCGGTCGCCTTCAACTTCTGCTCGTTCGCGGCGTTGACAGCCTCCAACTTCGCTATCTGCTTCTGCATCTTGGCGATTTCCGCCGTGCTTCCGCCCTTCGCGTCGTCGCGCTCCTTCTCCGCCGCCTCCAGTTTCTCGGTCAGTTCCTTCACGGTGGCGTTCTGCGCATCCAGTTTATCCTTCGCGTCCTTCGCCTCCTTCTCTGCCTTGCGGCGAGCGGCGGCGGAAGCCGTGTCGATTTCCTTCTGCAAGTCGAACTGCTCTGCAAACGCCTTTTCCGCGTCCGTCAGGGCTTCACCCTTCAGCAACTTCGCGATTATGTCCTTGATGTTCATTGTTGTCGTTTACCTTTCGCGGATTCCGCCGTGTCGGTGCGGCTTGCGCCGCAGGGTCGCTCCACAATTACGAGGGGGAGTGTTCCTCGAAGATGGCTGTATTATATCACACACGGGCGTCCGAGTGCAATACCCCTCCTACTCCTCGCCCTTCTTGGGCGGGACGGGCGGGACGGGCGGCTTCTTCTTCCCGCCCTTCTTCTTCCCGTCGGGGTCGTCGGGGTCTTCAGGCTCGTCGTCATCGTCGTCGCCCTTGTCGTCGGGGTCGTCGAAGTCCTCGAACGGGTTGCGGTTCGCAAACTCCTCGTCGGGCGTGTTCTCGATTTCCTTGCACACCTCGTTGTAGGTCTTGTCGTCCGCCCCGCCTATCTCGCGCACGATGCGGATTGCGCAGAGGAGAATCAACTTGTGCATCTTCGGGGTCAGGTTCGGCAACTGCGACAGGGTGCTGATGGACTGCGACATGACCTCCACGTCCACCACGTCGAAGTTGCGGTTGTAGGCGGGTTCGTACTTCTGGAATGACGAGTCGAAGTACGCGGACAGGTCAACTGCGCACCGCTCCGCCTCTTCGAGGATAGCCGCCCTGTTGCCGAGCGTGGCGTTCGTGTCGAGTTGGTCGAACGACTTGCTCTCCGCCGTCTGCACCATGCGCGTCTCGCGGTTGAAGAGGGCGAGTCCGCACATATCGAAGAGCATCTTGCGCTTCCTGTCCTGCTCCTCCACCACCATCTTCAGGTCGCCGCTGTTCGGCTGGATGTAGCGGGTGACGCCCTTCTCCTCCGCCTGTTCGTAGAACGGGTTTTTGCGCCCCTTGATGAGTTCGCGCTGGAGGATAATCAACTTCTTCGCGCCAGCCTTGTCGAGGCTGATGTCCGTCTCCAGCGTGTTCAGCAAGCCCATCGGGACTACCAACTGCGGGTAAACGGCGTCGGTCAGCGTCTCGTTGTGCATGGAGTCGTAGTTCAGTATCTGCGCCTGAATGTTCTCCACGTCGTCGTACCACCACGCCTCTGGCGACGGCTTGCCCACGAGGACAAACGGGATGCGGTCGAGGTCGGGCAGGACTTCGTTCACGCGGAGCGCGAAGTTCGGCTGTTCGCCGCCCTCTACCTCCTCGGTGACGTGTACCTTGCCGTCGTCCTTGTCAATCCAGAAGAGCGTCGAGAGCGCAATCTGCTTCGCCTCAACGAGCGGGTTGTCGTTGATGAGAACCTTCGTCCGCACGATGAGCCAGCGGATGACGCCCTGCTCGTCGATGTACCAGTCGGGTATCGCGCACGACCGCCACAGCCGCCAGAAGACGCGGGGCTTGTTGTCGAGCGTCTGCGCCACGGGGACGCCGTTCTCGTCAACTCGCGTCGCCGTGCTGTCAACCTGAATCCAGCACCACTGACCCGTCGTGAGCGCGTCGCAGACCTCTCCCATGAACTCGTCGAGGGATGTGTTGTCGCCTCCGCAGTTCTTGGCGAAGTCCTCCGCGACGCCCCTGCGCTCAACGGGCTTCTTGAAGATGTACTGCCGAATCTTCGCGGTGATTCTCTGGGCGTCGTTCACGAGCGCGGTGCGCTCCTTGCGCCCTACAATGCCCTCCTCCTTGTCGCCGAACCACTGCGTGTCCGTCTCGTTCGGGGCTCGCCACAGGCGAACGTCGATGTAGTCGCGTCCGCCAGCGTTGGCGAGGCGGTTCAAGTCAAGTTGCGGCATCCTCTTCGTGTAGAAGGGGTGCTTGCGCTTGCTGATTATCGTTCCCATGTTGCCTCCTCTGTGTCTGTCGGTTTGTATTATACCATCTACATACCCCACTTGTGAAGTGAGTCGCCGTACCTTATCTCGCTCTCCAGCGCGTAGCGCACGGCGTCGATGGTGTGGTTGTTGGCGTCAACGTACTGATTCGTGAGGTCGCCGCTCCGCGTCCGCTTGAACTCGTAGCGCGTCCATTCCTTCACGGCGACGGGACACTTCACGGGGTCGATGATGATTGCGCGGAGCGAGCGTAGCCAGTGAAGCCCGTCTTCCACATAGCCCGGAGCCTTCCAGCACTTCGTCACCTTCCTCGCGCCGAGCGTGTTCAGGCGTTCTATCGCCTTCTTCTCCGCCGAGTCGGCGTTCACAATCCTGTTGATAAGTCCGCGCCGCTTGATTTCCTCGTATATCGCCTCCTCGAACTGCCCGTGCTTCACCCACTCGCCGTAGATGTACAGCGTCTTGTGCTTGCTGTCGTAGGCGACGGACATGAGAGCGCAGGGGTCGTTCTCGAAGCCGAAGTCCAGTCCGTGCCTGTGCGTCTGGACGTTGTTCAACTCCTCCTGCGTTATCTGGCGGCAGTGGACGCGGGTGAACACCTCCGCGCCCGTTCCCGTAATCTCGCCGAGGTATTCGTGCCTGAAGGCGCGTTCGTCCGTGTCGAGGAGGGCGG